ATGTCAGAATCTTCTGAAGCTGTTGTTTTAAATCAGGAATATGAACGTTATGAAACGGCAGTCATAGATTTTGATGGAAATTTAAAAGTAATTCCGCTCCGTCGGGGTCTTGGAAACACTGCTTTTATCGATACCCTGAGCTTTACATTTAAGGAAAAATCGGTTGTAGGCTTCGCGCCCGAATTGCTCGCGCTGGGAATCCCCTCACCTGTAACCGATTTTGATGTGATGAAAAACTGGTCTGAGATTGCTGAATGGATTTTTGGATTTGGTATTAGCTCCCCTGCTCCTGTCGGAAAAGGTCGTTTTTATGACGAAAGATGGGAAATGTCGGTTGAAGGTGTCCTGTACGGTCAAGCTTATATCGGTGGTCAGAACGCCACCATACTGATTGAGTTGACAGGCAAAGGGTGTACAGCTGCTAAAGACGGTTGGGAACATCGTCTATATCGGTTTCTGAATGAACACGCATACAGTTCACGCATAACACGTTGCGATGTAGCAAAAGATTTTTATAGTGAAGAAATAAGTCCTGATACTGCATGGGAAGCCTATCAGAAAGGCGAATTTGATAAACGCGGTAAGCGTCCGTTGGTGGCACAAATTGGCTCTGATTGGCTGAATGGAACAGATAACGGTAAGACGTTGGGTGTTGGATCTAAAAATTCTTCTTGTTATTGCCGAATCTATGATAAGGCAAAGGAACAGGGTGATACATCGGGAATGTTTTGGACAAGATTTGAACTTCAGTTCATGGGAAAAAACTGTCTGATTCCGCTCGATATATTGCTTAATCCGGGTCAATTTTGGGGCGGTGCTTTTCCAATTTGTGACCGTTTGCAGGATTTTGGTTCAGCTAATCGTTATTTGTCGTCTGAAAAAAGATTGCAAGTTTCTATTGATAGGGTTCAGGAAGTCGCCTCAAACCAAGCTGGCCGTGCTGTGAATATGATGATTCAGTTGGGTATGACGGCCGATGAAATTGTTGAGCGTTTAAGACGTAAAGATGGTGCATTGCCTGAGCGTGTGAATCCTGCTTCTTATTCGGTTGAATACGCGCTGAGTGCAAGACGTAATTATATGCAATTCATTCATGATGAATACGAAGGATCTATCGAATTGGAATTGACGGATGAATACGGAATGATTCTTCAGGGGCTCCAAAATGATTAAAGGCGTTGAGTGTAATAGGAAGATCTATCCATGTGTATTGGTTGATGACGAATTGAATGGTTTTTATGTCTTCAGGCGTGTTTTGATTTGTTTATCAGTGAGCCAATTTGCTGAATTTAAAGGTGTATCTAACATAGATAAAGATGAATTTGATTATATGGTTCATTTGGGAATTAAACACGCACTTAATTTAAATTGTTTTGCATATCATTGTGACAAAGATGGTCGCTTGATGTGTATTTTTAGTCCAAAAGCCTAATAAGGCAGGAAGGTAATTTGATATGAAAATGTTCGCTAAAGTACAAGGCTTAAAACGTTCCAAAGGTGTGATGAATGACACGGGTAAGGCATACGATTCCACGACGGTCTATGTTGAATTTCCGTTTGCACGAGACAATCCCGATATGCGTGGCTCTGCGACTGAGCCTATGAAATTTGGAACGTCTGAAAACTTTGAAAAATTTAATGGTATCCCGCTCCCCTTTGATGCTGAAATTGATATTGAAGTTCAAACAAACGGTAACCGTGTTCAAAACGTTATTGTCGATATTCAGCCGGTTCGTGCGGCAAAGAACGATATTGAAAAGGTCGCTAAATAGTTTTTTGGGCTGCCCGTTTGCCTTTGAAAACGGGGTTTAATTTACTAAAAGGTGTTTTCTATGAAAAATTTGAAACAAAAAATTGCCATTGGTCTTGCCATTACTTCTTCCATGTTGGGGCTGTCTGCTCCTGTACATGCTGAAGGCATTGCAGATATCGGTACAACGATGGCAACTGAAATTGCAAAAGCGGTTCCTGTTGTTACTTCTGTAGGCATGGCTTTGCTGTCGGTTTATGTCGTGATGAAAGCTTTCCGCCTCGTTACCAGCTTCATGGGCGGTAAATAATTAAAGGGGGCAATATGGGTGCGCGTGTCGGATTGCAATGTTTTCAGTCAAGTGAAATTGCGACTGATTATATCGTGTCTCAGATTGTCCCCGTTTTGCATTCGGAGGGCTATTTGATAGCCCCTCGAAAGCAAGGTAAAGACTGGTTTGTTGGTTCTGAAAAGGTAGTCTTGAATTTTCCGGAGTGTTCGATTTTGGAACAAATGGGCTATGGTTCACAAGTTGCTGCTCCATTTTTAACGATTTTTGTATTGATGTTTTGTTTTAAGTTGGTAGCTAAATTTATATCAGGAATCGGGGTGCATGATGGTAGTTGATTTTCCTTTTTTGATGGGGTTTTTCGCGGTTTTATCGCTGATATACTTGTTAAAGCATTAGTTTTAAAGGATTAGTTATGAAAATGAATTTTTCGGCGGTCGTTTTGTTTGCGGTCGCTTTTTTGTTTCCGGTTCAATCTTTTGCCGAAACTGCAAAGGTTGGCGATGTTACTTGGGGCTTTCGAACTGATAAAAGGCTAAACGATATGACTAGTTTATGGGAGCCTAAACAAATAGGCATTTTGGACAAAAAAAACGGAATCACTCATATAACGACAATCACAAAAGTAGCTTGTGTTTTGGATAAGTGCTTATATCGCACCGAATATCAAGGATCCAAAGGAAAAAATCAAGAAATGCAAGTTTTTGATATTGAAGATGTCGCCCCAAAAAATTCAGGAAATAAAAAAATTAGTATGGGAGATGAAGACGTAGCACAGAATGCAAAAAAGTTAGGTGTTGAAAAGGATAAGCTGAGAAAAGCGTTAGAGGATGAGAACGAATACCAACGCTTGCTGCGAGAAATTCAGGTTAAGAAAGAACAGCAAAGGCGGAAAGAGGAAGAGGAAAAGGAAAAAAATAAAAATTCAGGAACAGGTAGCGGTGGTAGCTCGGGCGGTGGCGGTAGCTCAGGCGGTGGCGGAAGCTCAGGCGGTGGCGGAAGCTCAGGCGGTGGCGGAAGCTCAGGCGGTGGTGGAAGTCATGGCGGTGGTGGAAGCAATGGCGGTGGCGGAAGCAATGGCGGTGGTGGAAGCAATGGCGGTGGCGGAAGCTCGGGCGGTGGCGGAAGTTTAGGCGGTGGCGGAAGTACTAAAAGTGAGACTGTTTATCATAATACGGAAACTGGCGTTTATGCTGATACTAAGTCTGGCGCATGTTCAGGAACAACTAAAAATGGATATCCGGTAAGGTGGGCGCCAACTGGAAATGGCTCTTATTATTGTGAAGTTTATACTAATGATTGGTTAGGCTCTCGTGCTATAGGTGTTACTTATGTTTATGAGGAAAAAATTACACATGATAATAAAGATTGTGGAATAGGAACTAACAGAACATTTGGTAAAAATTCCAATGGTACTTTCTCGGTAGTTTGCAATTATAAGCATAAACCCAAGCAAGAAAGTCCTACTGTTGGCTCTACCGGCTCATCAAGTTCTACAAATAAGCAAGAATCAAGCCCTAATAGTTCATCCGCTGGGGGCGGTGGTGGCGGTGGTGGAAGCTCTGCTTCCCACGCCACCACGCCTGACGGCGGAATGCAAGGGGGCGGAAAGGAAAGCGGAAGCGGTCAAGGCGGAAAGGAAAGCGGAAGCGGTCAAGGCGGAAATGAAAGCGGAAGCGGTCAAGATTATGAACTTCCTGAAATTCCTGAATCTCCGTTTGGAAAAGGCGATGCAGAGCCTAATTGGGGCGGTCTTAAGTCTAATGGCGATTTTGGTACATTTAAGCCATCTTCTGATTTTGCTACTGGCGGTCAGTGTCCTCAAGATATTTTGCTTGATTTTGGCCAGTTCGGTAGTCATTCATTTTCGTGGTCGCCTATATGTGAAGCTGCCCAAAGGTTGAGATATGTATTTATAACGCTCGCTTATTTCATTTCGGCAATGATGGTTTTTAAGACGGTTAATTCGATGAAAGGATAAAAAAATGCCTGCGTTTCTTGCTGGTCTTTTTCGTGTCTTGATGTCCTATATTGGTAGACTTCTTGTCACTTTTTTGCCATCGCTCAAAACACTTTTTTTTAATATTCTTGTTGGCTTGGGCGTGTCTCTTGTTTCTTATGAGGGATTAACTTTTGCGGTTGAGGGAATTCTTGACTATATAAAAACAAATTATTTCGCTATGCCTGCCGATTTGGTCGGTCTTTTGGGTCTCGCTGGTATTCCTGAGGCTATTAACGTTATTTTCGGCGGTTTTTCGTTTTCTTTTGGAATTTGGGCTTCTTACAGGTCTTTGAAATTTATTAAATAGAGGATTTTTGAAATGATTACTTTAATCACGGGTGTTCCCGGTTCTGGCAAAACCTTGATGGCCGTTTCTGATTTGGCCAAGAAAGTTGATAAAGAATGGGCTGGCCGAAAAATATTTATTCATGGAATCCCTGAGTTGACCATTCCTACTGAGCCTATTCCCGAAGGTCACACAATCCAAGATATGCACGTTTGGCTAAAATGGCCTGAAAATAATGGTTCGATAGTCGTGATTGACGAAGCTCAGAATATTTTCCCGCCACGCTCTGCTGGCTCTAAAACACCTGAAATTGTTGAATGGCTTCATGTGCATAGGCATTCAGGTGTGGATATTATTCTAATTACTCAGATGCCTGGACGAATTGATAAGCAAGTTCGCGATTTGGTCGGCGCGCATTACCATATCCATAAAACACCGCTCGGCGTTCGTATGCGTTATTTTTGGGATTATTGTGAAAGCAACCCAAAATCAGGCATGAAAAATGCTCGTCCTGAAATATATAAGTTCGATAAAAAAGCGTTCGGTCTTTATAAGTCTGCTGAGGTACATACCAAAGTAAAAACGCCTAAGAGCCGTGTTCTTTGGGTTATTCCGGTTGCTTTGGTTGTCTTTGGTTTGACGGCCTATATGGGGTATTCTCTTTTGTCGGGTTTGGGGTCTTCTGAAAAAGCTGATTCTGAAAAATCATCTGTATCTTCTGTTGTTGACGTTAAATCTGATGATTTGAAAAAAAGTGTGAAAGATAAATCTGCTATGGCAGGTCAGGAAATAGGCGGTCAGATAGCACCTAGTCAAAATAAAAATCTGACTGAAGATATGTTAAAGCCTAAAATTGAAGGCATGGTCGAGTCTAAGCCGTTGTATGATCAGATTAGACAGGTTAAGCAGCTTGAATATCCTGTTGCGTGTATATCTGGCGGAAAATCGGGTTGTTCCTGCTATTCTTCTCAGGGTACGGTCATTAAAGAGATAGATAAAAAAACCTGTAATGGCTATGTAAAAAACGGTATGCCCTTTAATCCATATAAAGAACCTAATAGGGATGTTGTTCAGAATGCAAATGTTCAGCAAATAACTGATGATTCTGGTCAGGTTATTAGTCTTGGCGGTAAAAGTCCTCAAAATCTGATGTATGACGGCTATGTTGAAGCAGGACAACAGTTTGCGCAACGCGGTGGGGTCGTCGTTAATCAATGAAGTAAAGGTTTTCTGAATTTTAGGTAATATTTACAAAATCTAACATTATATTTATTGCAATACCTCATATAAAGAGGTAATATACACATATCGAAGCAAACAACAAAAGGAAGTCACCATGAAATTTTTAGTGAATGTAATTAAAACTGAACAAGTTGAAGTAAAACGCCAATATGAAACTGTTACCCGATTCAACCGAATCAATACAGGCGAAACAAAAGAAGTAGAATTTAAAACTGAACAGAATCTATTAATTGTAGATGGCGAAGAGTTTAAAGTTTGCGAAGTTTTGGCGAAATCAATCAAAATCGGAAACGAAGATGTTAAAACTGCCGAACTGATGACTTATAAAGATGGCCAGCAACATTTATTCTACTCTCTTGATGTACCGGCATTTTGGGATAAATTTGATGATTTAAAATGGGGCAAAAAAGTATTTGGCGGATATGTCAAAATTTAATCAACTACCGACACCTTGACGGAATCAAGGAAAAATACCGAAAGGAAATTATTATGAAAAAGACAATGATTAAAACGTTTTACATTAATGAAGCCAAAAAAGCAGAGGGAAAACCTTTTAAGACTATCGGTGAAACCTATATATTAAATGGCTTCTGGAAAAAGAAAAGCGTGGAAAACTTCTTGAACAGAATCAAGAATACCGGAAACTTTGTTATAGTAACTCACCATGAAAGGTGGGACGAAGAGAAAGAATATTTTGAAATTAAACGATAAGTAAAGGCCGCAAAAGCGGCCTTTACTATAGAAAGGTAAGTAAATGAGCAAAAACAACATCTTTAATAAGTATCCGCCTGTTATTCATGGTGAAGCTCGTGCAGAAAATGATGAATTTGTCGTTCATACGCGATATCCTCGTTTTTTGGCGCGGAAATCACTAGACGAAAGATACACAGGAACAATGCCGGCGAAGCCTGTTAACGGCGATATGGTCGAAGATAGCAATACAGGCTGTCTCGCCTACCGCTCAAATATTGGGCTTTGGCTGTCGGACTTTATCTTTTTAGACAACAATCGCCCTGAAGTTACGGCGGAATGGCTGGATAGTCTGAAAAAAGTCTGCGATCAAATAACGGCAGATGATTTGATGTTGTCTGAAGATGGGGATTTTTATGATTGAAAATGCTGAATTAGGCTATACGCCAAATAATTTGAAGGCATTACGCCGAAAATATGGGCTAACACAGCAGAATGTTGCCGACATCACAGAATCAACGCTGAAAACCGCCCAAAAATGGGAAGCAAGTCCAAGCATGAGCAGTTATGCGAATATGTCTCACACAAAATGGCTGAAATTGTTGGAATATGTGGAGAATAAATGAGAAAAAGGCCGCCTGAAATCACAGACGGCCTTATTTTTGAGGAATTGTGATTTAAATAGTCAAGGGGGAAGGTTTGTAAAGATTGAGCGTGAATTTTGCTCAATCTTTATGAATACCCCCTTTACTATTTAAATCACAAAAGCAAGCTTGTGGTAGGTGGGCAGGAAGGGTTTTATTTCCTGCCCGCCTGCCACGTGGCGAACGCCCCCGGAGGGTCTCCGAAGGCAATCTAAAATTGGACGAAATATTAAATTATGCGAACTTAGACTAGTGTGATGCAATAGTCTTTTCTACAGATTATGGCCACAACCAAGCCCATGTGCTTCGTCCTTCTCCTTGCAGTAAAACTAAAGTTCGGCAAGCTGAGGCTGTGTTCATGCATTCGAAGCCGATTCCGTAGGCTGATAAGGCTGCAGCAATTTTGGGATGCAGAAATTTTTGTTTTGCTCCTGTACCTATGATAATGACTTCTGGACGGTTTTCTGCTGTTTCAATTGCTGATATAAAAATTTGTTCGTTTAATTCTTCGATGGTTGTTTGAGGAATGATGCTCACTTTGCCATTTTGCCAGCAAATGGGTTCTGAGTATGTTTGTTCACCGATTTGCAATATGCCTTGTGAGGATGAAAAAAATGATGCGGTTTCATCAATATGGTTTTCTGTGATTTTCATGGCAATTCCTGTTTTTATGGTAGAACGATTTTCAGACGGCCTTGGGAAACCTTGCAAAAAAAGGTGCAAAATCAA